GGGTTATACCGTAGTACAAAGCGGGCTCAATAATCATATTAGCATATACGACGCGGAGGGACACGCCGTATATCACGCGCAGCAATCAAAGCGGCAGAGCGAGCAAGCCCTCCGCGAAACAGTAGACTTTTACTTATATATGAGAGAGGAGGCGGGCAAATGAGCAACGGTGTTATTATTACCGCTATTATCTGCGCTACGCTTATTGTGTTAGTGCTTATCAGCAATAAAAAGAAATAAGGAGCGGGCTATATGGATTTTCAGCAGCTTAACAATGCTTTGTTTAGCGGGTGCCCCGTCGAGCATAACGGTATCGTATATAAATGCGTATCGGCTATTATCAAGCGAAACAAAGGCGGCAAGCCCGTTTATACAGCGGAGCTCACAGACAAAAATAACAACAGCGTTTCTATTGTGGAGCCCGCAAAAATTAAGGAGGTTGTTTTATGACTCACAAAAAAAGCCGCCGCACCGTGAGCAAAGCGGAGCGACGAGTTATTACCTTTATTATATGTATATTTCTTATCGGCGCAATTATAGGCGGCGTAACCGTGGCGGCTGTATCAGCTTTCGGCGGCTCCGAGCCTGCGCCTAAACTATCGGACGAGCTGTACGGTACCCGCGACGGTAGATACATAACCGAAAACGGCGGGCTTACCTTTAATTACGAACTCGGCTCCGAATTTGAGCCGCTCGAGTGCGCGCTGCCCGTCGAGCTGCAAGAGTTTACCTATTATTTATGCGAGGCTTACTATATCGACTTTGAGTTTGCTATGGCTCTTATGTATACGGAGTCCTCTTTTAGGGCTGATATAGTGAGCGGGACTAACGACTACGGCTTAATGCAGATTAACAAATGCAATCACGAGGAGCTCTCCTCCGCCCTGGGTATTACTGATTTTAACGAGCCGTACCAAAACATACGCGCGGGGCTTTATATCCTCCGCCGATTATTTGAAAAGTACGACGAGCCCGCCCTGGTATGTATGGCTTACAATATGGGCGAGTATGGAGCCTCTACCCTTTGGGATAAAGGCGTATATGAAACAAGCTACTCTATTAAGGTACTCACCAAAGCGGACGAGTACGAGGCACAACGAAAGTAATAAAAAAGCGGCTACCACTCCGCCCGAGTGATAGCCGCCGCAGCCGCCTTTGTGCTGCTCAATTTCCTTTAATTATTATAGCACAGAGGCAACGAAAAGTCAATAGAAACAAGAGCAAAAAGCGGCTCTATTTCGGGCTCGTAATGGATAATAACTTAACGACCAAATAGAGCACAGTACCCGAGCGGGTTATATATACCCTCTCTCTGTTGGCTTTCATAGATAACCCGAGTAAATAAGGCTTTTGCTTATAGCGTGGTTTGACCGCGTTATGAGATTTTAGCATAAGGGAACGCGGGCGGAGCGTGTATGTGGTGCCCGCTCCGTCTTTTCTCAATTCCCTTATGGAAAATGAAAGCGTTAAACCTCGGGGTTTGGGGCAGAGCCCCAAGAGTAAACACGGAGGTTAAAATATGCGTTGCCTATACAGAGAAAAGAAACACTATTGCGGCGAATATTTGGAGGTTGACATATTCCCCGTATTTGAGTATCAGCGAGGACGGAGCAAAAAGCGTAAGCCGACCTCGGAAACTCAAAAGAAACTCAACCAACGAAACGCAGAGCGAAAGTTAATACGCCTGCTTAATACGAATTTCACCAAAAAGGACATAAGGTTTGACCTTACATACAGCGACGAATACTACCCAGGCTCACCCGAGGACGCACAAAGGGAAATGCAAAATTTCCTCCGCAGGGTAAAACGGTACCGCAAAAAACACGGCTTACCCGAGCTCAAGTATGTAGCAGTTACCGAAATCGGCAAGAAAAACGCCCGCCTGCACCACCATATCGTTATGAGCGGCGGTATTGACATTACCGAGCTTGCCGATATTTGGGGCAGAGGCTACACAACAGCAAAGCCTCTACAGTTTGACGAGTACGGCATTGTCGGTATTGCAAAATATCTCGTTAAAGAGCCGATACTCGGTAAGCGTTGGTGCGCGTCCCGCAATCTCGAGCAGCCGAAAACCTCCGAGAGGGACGGCAGGCTGCCGCAATACAAGGTTAAGCAATTCCACGACAGCGGCTACGACAACCGCGAGGAGCTCGAAAAACTCTACGAGGGTTACGCCCTGGCAGATGTAAAGCCGTATTTTAACGAAATTAACGGCGGCTATTATTTAACCGTCCAAATGTACAAGAAACCCGCTCCGAAACGGAGCCGAAAGCGAGGGCATTATGAACGACAATAAGACCGACTCCCAGGGAAAGGAGAAAAAGAAAATGTCTATGTATATTTTCCCCGTTGCGCTTATTTTGCTTGATGTGGGCGCGGCGATTATGTGTATTATCGGCAAAGACTATAAACGCGCTGTATATTGGCTCGCCGCTGCGGTGCTCAATGTAACAGTAACATTTTAGGAGGTTGACAAAATGAGAGTTGTACTCGACAACGGCGCAATTATGCCTACCAGGGCTCACGCCACAGACGCAGGCTACGACCTTTACGCCAGGGAGCAGCAAATAGTACCCGCTCAAGAGAGCGCGTGTTTTGATATTGGCGTACATATCGAAATCCCCGCGGGCTATGTCGGCTTTTTGAAAAGCAAAAGCGGGCTTAATGTCAAACACGGCATTACAAGCGAGGGAGTTATCGACGCAGGCTATACGGGGAGCATTGTTGTTAAGCTCTATAACAACAGCGGCTTTGATTATACCGTACACAAGGGCGACAAAATCAGCCAAATTGTATTACTGCCGATTTTTACGCCCGAACTTGAGCAAGTAGACAAGCTCGAGGAAACCGAGCGCGGAGCGGGAGGCTTTGGCAGCTCGGGGAAATAAGCATTTTTCGGAGGTGTAGCAATGACTATTTTAACACCCGAGCAAGCGGCAGCTTTCGAGGAGGCAGCCGCAGCATTTAAGAAACTCGCAGAGGCGTTAAACGAATTTGCCGAAAGTATCAAAGAAAATTACGCCGACTTTTTAGAGGAGCTCAAGGAGTGCGTAGAAATTCCCGAGCGGGAAACCTACGAGCCTTGCTTAAAAATCGGTTTTCCGAAAGCTCCACAAATTGCCGTTAAACTATGGCGAAAAAATCGCGCTTTGTTTAGACCATACAAGAGGGGTATTTAACTATCACTATCAAAGCGTAAAGGAGGTTTTTGTATGAATTATTTTAAGGCAGCGGAGCAAGTGCTCGGCTCCGTCCCTACGCTCAAAAGGGCGTTAGAAAATTTAAGAAACAGAGAGCAACGCTTAATTGAGCAGGGCAAGCCTCGAGAGCCTGGGGCTATAGACTATAGCAAGCCTTTTACGGACTCGCATTTTGTAAGCGACACTCTTAACGAGCTTTTGGAGCTTTCGGAGTGCTCCCGAAATATCGCAGAAACGGAGCGCACGCTCGCGGAGGTTGAGGGCATTATAGAGCAGCTCTCCGACGAGCATAAAAAAGTCGTTGTTTTGTGGTATATCGAGAAACGCTCAAAAGAGGCTATAGCGGAGGCTTTGTATGTGGAGTCGCCTACGACGGTTTACAACCTCCGAAATAAAGCCGTAGCGGAGTTTGCTTTGCTATACTACGGAGCCTCTGCGTTACCCTCGATTTAGGGCATTTGAAAAAACGCTGTATAGAAACTTGCTTTTTGTGGTGGTAAACTGATACCGTAGAAAATGACGGTTAAGCGAGCTGCTGCAAAGCGGCTCGTTTTGTCGTTGTATTGGGAGCAGATATAGCACTACAACGGCGGAGAGGGCGGGACGCTGCTATATGAGAGAATTTGCACGCAAGTTTTATTTGAGCACAGCCTGGCGAGAAACCAGGGAATATATATACAAGCGCGATATGGGACTATGTGTACGGTGTGGTAGACCTGGCGAAATAGTACACCACAAAATACACCTAACACCACAGAACATAGACAACCCGAGTATTACGCTATCCGAGGACAACCTCGAGCTTGTATGCCGTGAGTGCCACGCTATAGAGCACGAGGGACAGCCTGCTACAGCAGCGGGCTTAATGTTCGACGACGAGGGAAACCTCGTAGAAAGAGAGGGCTACCTATGAGCAGAGTATGCGAGGTAATTATATACACGAGTAACGCGGCATTGTCTTTCAATGTCGAGGCTACTACTACGGACTTTCAAGAGCGGCTCGCGTCAGCTCTTGAGGAGGGCACCGTTATTCTCGATACTGTCGAGGGCACAAAGTTAATACTAAACGCTATCAATGTTGTAGCGATTGAGGTACACGCAGCAGCCGACGCGACAGCCGAGAGAACGCAAACACTCCCCCCCGTCAAAAAAGTTTGATGTTGTTTTTTATGAACCGTGTTTAAGCCCCTTTTATGACCGCCCCTTGTGTGTATTACCCCCCTACCCTTAACACAAAAGAAAGGAGTTTTTGTGTGGACGATACATTATATACGCGACAGAAAAAAGAGCAAAACAGAATTAAGAAAATTTACAAAAATCTACCCAAAGAACAGCTCGAAATCGCTAAAAAATTGATTGAAAGAGCCGCATATATGCTCGTTTCTTTGGAGGATATGGAGGAAAAAATTAACGAGGACGGGCTCGTAGTTAAAATGCCGCAGGGTGCCTACACTATCGAGCGAGCGCACCCTCTTTTACAGCCATATAACGCAATGGTAAAGAACTATAACGCCACAATTAAGCAGCTCTCGGAACTCTCACCGAGCACCGAGGCGGACAAGGCGGGGCAGGCTCTTATGATGTTTGCCACTAAACCAAACAAGGCAGCTAAAAAGGCTTGAATTGGGTTAAAGAATACTACCGCCGCATAGAGAGCGGCGAAATCGTTACGAGCAGGCGGGTTAAAGCCGTCTACTCTCGCCTTGTGGCGGAAATGGACGCACCCGCACCCGATTTTCCGTACTATTTCGACGAGGAAACGGGCGAGCGTCCTATACTCTTTATCGAAACATTTTGCAAGCAATCGCAAGGAACTATCGGAGCTCCGCTACAGCTTGAGCTATTCCAAAAAGCATTTATACAGCTCCTTTTCGGTTGGCTTGAAAAAGAAACGGACTACCGACGCTTTCGAGAAACTATGTTTTTGTGCGGGCGTAAAAACGGTAAGTCTACTTTGCTTTCGGGCATTGCGTTATATATGCTGATTGCCGACTATGAGGGCGCGGCGGAAATATACTCCGTAGCGACCAAAAAAGACCAGGCAAAAAAGGTACTTACCGAGGCTGTCAATATGATTAAGCAATCGCCCGAGCTGCGGGCGGTTATCAAAAAGCGGAGAAATGATGTTTATTTCCCTGCTACCTCCTCCGTGTTTGAGGCTCTCGCCTCGGACTCAAACACCCTCGACGGCTTGAACTCTCACGCCGTAATTATAGACGAGCTGCACGCTATCCGCGACAGAAACCTATACGAGGTTATGAAACAGTCCACCTCCTCGCGCCGTCAGCCCCTCGTTGTTATGATAACGACAGCGGGTACGGTGCGCGAGTGCATTTTTGACAATATGTACGAGCTTGCCTGCGACCTTGCAGACGGAAAGAAAAAGGACGACACCTTTTTGCCTATCCTCTACGAAATCGACAGCCGCGACGAGTGGGTAGACCCGCAAATGTGGATTAAAGCTAACCCAGGGCTCGGAGCTATCAAGCAATATAAAACCCTTGCCGCCTTTGTCGAGAGGGCTAAAAACAACCCAGCCGACCTACCAGGCGTGCTATGCAAGGATTTTAACTACCGCGAGAACGATAATAGCGTATGGCTCTCTTACGACCAAATTAAAAACGACGCTGTTTTCGATATGTCGGAGGTATACAACACCTACGCTATAGGCGGCTGCGACCTCTCGGCTACTACCGACTTAACGGCGGCAACGCTGTTAATACGCAAGCCCGACGACAAGACGGTGTATGTATTGCAGCACTATTTCCTCCCGCAGGCTCGCGTAGAGCACCTTGAGGAAAAGAATACAAACGAGGCTCCATATAGGCTATGGGCTGACCGTGGCTTACTTACTATCTGCGACGGAAACCGCGTTACTTTTTCTGATGTTACGGCGTGGTTTTGTCAAATGCGCGACGAGCACAAAATAGACGCTTTCAAAGTTGGCTATGACCGAGCGTTAGCGGGCTATTGGGTAGAGGAAATGAAAAGCAACGGCTTTACTATGGAGCCCGTGGCGCAGGGTCCTTTTACCTGGAGCCAACCTATGCGAGAAATGGGAGCGGCTTTCGCGGACAAGATAGTAAACTACAACAAAAACCCGATTTTGATTTGGTGCCTATCTAATACGGCAGTAAAGAAAAGCGGGGTTAATAATATTCAACCTGTCAAGATAACCGATAAACGCCGCATTGACGGGGCGGTATCGTTACTTAACGCTTGGGTTATCTATGTAAAATATTACGACGACTTTATGTACAATGTGGGGTGAAAAAATGAAAGAAAGACGAGGACTTTATGAGCTTATCTTTGGCAAAGAGCCTCCGCACGAGCAGAGCTTTACCGAGTTTAGGCTCCTCAATTCCTATCAAACGAATTTTGTACCATTTTCGGGCAATGCCTGGGAGGTAAACACCGTCCGCGCTGCTATTCACTCTTTCGCCCGCAGAGCGGCAAGGGTGCAACCGCGACATATCCGAAAAGGCGACGGAAAATTGCAAGATGTGGAGGGCAGCAACCTTAACTACATTTTACAGTACCAACCTAACCCGCTTACGACGGCGTACAAATTCTACTACCGCCTGGCGGCACAGTACAAGCTCTATAATAACGCTTTTATTTTTCCCGTGTGGAACGAATACACGGGCAAGCTCGAGGCTATGTACAATATCAACGCCCAGGAAATAAAGCTGCTTGAGCACCAGGGAGAGCTATACTTAAAATTTCGCTTTTACGGTGGAAAAACCTATACTTTCCCGTACACGGATATTATACATATCGGCTCTATGTTTGCCGATAATGAGCTTTTCGGCAGCAGCAATAACGCGCTTTTGCCCGTTTTGAAAACGGCGGACACCTTTAACCAATCTATGGGTAAGTTTGCCGAGCTTGTGGCGGTTGTACGCGGTATTTTGAAAGTTGCAGCCTCCACAAAAAACGAGGACTTGAAAAGCCGCCGCGACGACTTTATACGAGATAACCTCAAAATGGAGAACAACGGCGCGGGCGTTATCGTTACAGACAATAAGTACGAGTATACGCCTATCCAGGACAAGCAAACGCCACTCCCGCAGGGGCAGCTCCAATATATCAAGACCGAAATTTACGACTACCTCGGCACTAACGAGGCTATCGTACAAAACAAGGCTACACCCGACCAGGAGGACGACTTTTACGACGGCGAAATCAAGCCGTTTTATATGCAGCTTGAGCAGGCTTTTACAAATTGTTTCTTTACCCGCAAAGAGCGCGGCTTTGGTAACGAAATTGTCGCAGAGGGAAACAAGCTCCAATATGCGAAACTCTCCGACAAGCTCGCAGCGGTTAAGTACCTCTCCGAAATTGGCGGTTTAATGCTCGACCAGGCATTAGTAACGCTCGGTTTTCCGCCTATCGGCGGCGAGGAGGGCAAACGCCGCGTACAGACGCTCAATATGGTTAATGCTGCAAAGGCAGACGAGTACCAATTAGGCGACCAGGGAAAAGAAAAAACACCGCCCGCAGGCACCGAGGACGACGAGGACGACCTCGAGGACGGTACCGCACCCGCTGCGGCACCTAAAAAGGGCGAGAACGACGGAGAGGAGGACGAGTAAATATGCCTTATAAACCAAACGAGAGGGAGTATAGAGCATTGGCTCCGTTTACTACTCCCGACGACGACGGCAGCGACGAGCTCGTGCTGCGCGGTACCCCTATTGTGTTTGATACGCCTACCGTTATTTGCGAATTTGACGGAGTACAGTACAAAGAGGTTATCGCTCGCGGTGCTCTCGACGGCTGCGATATGTCGGATTTTATCTTTAATCGCAACCACGGGCAGAACGACTCTACCGTGTACGCCCGCACTCGTAACAAATCCCTCGATTACTCCATTACGGATAGAGGGCTCGACATTGCGGCACACCTCGACAGCGAGGACGAGCGGCACCGCAATTTGCACCGTGATGTTATGAAACGCCGCGTTGATAAAATGAGTTTTTCGTTTATTGTGAGGGAGCACTCTTACGACAGAGAAACCCACACAAGAACGATAACTAAAATAAAAAAGCTGTTTGATGTTTCGGCGGTGGATTTTCCCGCATACAACGAAACAAGCATTACAACGGCAAGAGGCTTTTTCTCGGAGGAGCACGAGAAAGAGTTTAAGGCGTTGGAGGAACGCGCACGCCGTCAAAAGCTGATAGCTTTAACCTACTGCTAACCCCTAAAAAATCAAAACGACAAGGAGAAAAGAACTATGTTTATTAAGCGTATGAAAGAAATTAACGACCGTAAGGCGGAACTCCGCGCAATGCTCCAGGGTACAGACGAGGTAAACCTCGACGAAATCGAAAAGGAGTTGCGCGACCTCGATACCGAGTTTAAGGAACTCGAAAAGAGAAAAGCAACCATTGACGGTATCAATATGGGTACTATCCCCGCCGCCGAAATTCCTAACCCCGTTGCAGCTCGCGCTGATGTTGCAAGCGACAGCGAAAAGGAATACCGCGCAGCTTGGCTCCGCAGCGTTAGAGGGCTTGAACTCTCCGACGCTGAAACAAGAGCGCTTACTACTGCTGCGGGCTCTGTAGGCTCTGCGGTGCCTACTATCACTCAAAACAAGATCATCGAGAAAGTTAAACAGTATTGCCCGTTGCTCGATAAAATCGACTTGCTCCATGTGCCTGGCGGCGTAAAGGTGCCTGCCGAGGGTACCACCACCGACGCAAAGACTCACGCGCAGGGCGCAACCATTACCGCCGACGCAGATACTCTCGTAGAGGTTGCGTTGGCAGGCTACGAGGTTACAAAGCTCGTAACTATTTCAAAGTCTGTCGAGAAAATGTCTATTGACGCTTTCGAGAATTGGCTCGTAAATAAGATTGCCCGCAAGATTGCGGAGAAAATCAGCCAGCTTATCGTATACGGCAGCGGCAGCGGCGAGGCGCAGGGCTTTGACAAAATCGACTGGACGGCTGCTAACTCTGTTACTGTTGCAAAGGCTGCCTCTCTTGCTGCTGCTGATGTTAAAACCCTCGTGGGCTTGCTCAACGGCGGCTACGACAACGGCGCAGAGTGGATTATGAGTAAAACTACTTTCTTTGCTGATTTCCACCCCCTTATGAATAACAGCAAGGACAATATTGTTACTCACGAAAACGGCGTATACCGCGTAATGGGTTATCCCGTTAGCTTTGACGATAGAATTACCGCACACGAGGGCTACCTCTGCAATATCTATCGTGGTTATATCGGCAATATGCCCGAGGAAATCAATGTTACCTCGCAGTTTGTAACCCGCGAAAACGCCTACGACTTCTTGGGCTGCGCTATGTTCGACGGTAAGGTGCAGGCTATCGAGGCTTTCGTTAAGCTTATTAAGGCTGCTGCCTAATAACGGAGGGCTGACCTATGGCGAATATCTCAAAGCAATTTGTTTATGATGTTCGCCGATACCTACGCATAAGCCATACTCATTTTGACGCAGAAATTACCGACCTAATAGGAGCGGCGCAAGCCGACCTCCTATTAGGCGGTATCAAAGCGGCAAAGGTTGAGGACGAGAGCGACGCTCTTATAAAGCGGGCTATTGTCTGTTATGTAAAAGCCGAGTTTGGACTCGATAACGCGGACGCTGAAAAGTACCGCAACAGCTACGAAATGCTCAAGCGGCATTTGCAGCTATCAAGTGAATATATCGAGGAGGCGTAGCTATGTATTGGCGAGAAATCGGCTTTTTGTGCGTGGAAACAGAAAAGCTCGACAAGCTCCGCAAGCCGTATAAGGACTACGAGAAACGCGAGGTTTTTTGTAATTCTAAAGGCGTAAAGAGAAACGAGTTTTACCAGGCACAAGCCCAGGGCTACCGCCCCGAGCTTTGCGTAGAGATTAAGGAGCTCGACTATAACGGCGAGGGACACTTTGAGTATAACGGTAAGATGTACCGAGTTATCCGTACATATCCCGTTAAAAACGAGTGCCTCGAGCTGATATGTCAAGCTCTCGTAGTCGAAACCACTTAAAGCGAGAGGAGGTAACGCCCTTATGAAAGTAAATACCGAGGCATTTATAACAGCTCTTACGGAGCGGGTTAATACTATTTTGCCGACAACCTACGAGGAGGCACCTACAAAAAACGCGCCTCCGATTTTTGCAGTAGTCAGCGGCATTAACATTATTGACCTCGAGAGCGGCGACCTCGCCTCTTTCTATATTGATGTTTGGGCGGACGAAAAAGCCGCCGACGCAACAATAAACCTCGAGAGGGCGTGCGACAGCCTCCGCAACGGGCTTTACAATGCCATTATAGACGCGCCTGGCTTGTACGGGCATATCGGATTTGACAATCAAAACACCGTAGCCGACAGCGAGTTTGATATAGCGCACCGTCGTTTATCTATGTCGGCAAGATTATTCTACTATTAGGAGGTAACAAAATGGTTACTAATCTTACCAAACAGCAAATCGAGAGTATACAGATTGACGAGTCGGTTATTTTCCTCGACTATGGCGAAACTACCGAGCGTTTCCTGGCTCCTACTCGTGGCGGCGGCGAGTTTGCCGCTACTGTAACCGTCCGCGACATCGAATTTGACGGCAGACACGGCAAGACGGCGGGTACCCAGGTTATCGAGGAGCAGGGAGCCTCTATTAAGGTTACTACTCTTTGTATGAGCCAGGAAAACCTCGCGCTTGCTATTCCTGGCTGCGTCGTCCAGGACGAGGACGGTAACGCTATCAGCAACCCGAAAACGGGCATTATTCCCGATAGCGCATACCTCAAAAATATTACTATGTTTGCAAAGCTTATCAGCGGCAAATATAAGAAAATCACCATTTATAACCCTATGCACGAGAGCGGCTTTACCGCAAAGGCAGTACAGAAAGCCGAGGGCGAGCTCGCTTTTGAGTTTTTGGCTCATTACGCGCATACCGACCTCGACGGCACCTTGTGGAAAGTGGAGGAAATCACCGAGGCACCCGAGCAGGCAGCGGCAGCAGCCGCAGCCGCAAGCAATGAGGGCGGTCAGCCCGCAGCAAGCGGCGACAGCACCGAGGAATAATACCAGGATTTAAGGAGGAGCCAAATTATGCTTACTATTAAGACTATGCCTATGTTGCTTAAAATCGTAGGCAAGCTCGATATTAAGCCCGCTGTAGAAAGGCTCAAAGGGCTTGACATTTTCGAGGACGCAAAAGACGCAAAGGACGCTATGAAACAGCTTTCCCGCGAAAAGGTAGGTATTTTAGCCTGCGAAATCTTATGCGAACTCACCCCGCAGCTCGGCAAGATTGCCGACGACCTCCCGCCCCTCGTGGCGGATTACTACGATATTTCCCTTGAGGAGGCGTACAAGAAAGACGCAGCCGAGGTTATTAACGACCTTATCAACGACGAGGGTATCGTAAGTTTTTTCAAGCGTGCTCTACGAAAGAAAGTAGAGCAAGGAGCTTAACGCTACTGCATAAATACTACGATTGGCAGCTTATCGAGAGTCTACCTTTAACGGCTCTCGGTGAGCTGCTTTCTTTCGCTCATAAAGAGGAGGAACGCCTGCAAAAAGCAGAACTCGAAAAGCGGCTTTTCCCTTTGTGGCTCGTAAACTATGCAGCAGCAAAAATAAAACCAGGGCTCGAGGTTATGGACTATCCCGAATTTTTAGCGAGTGTGCTATCGGACGAGCCCGCCCCGCAGCCTAAAGCAAAACAGAAAAGAACAGCCGAGGACATTATGGCGGATTTTGCGCCGATTGTTGCGGCTGATAAACAGAAAGGAGGCTAACCTATGGCAAGTATTTTTTCGCTTTTCGGTACTATCTTTATTGACAACGCCGAGGCTGACAAAAGTATCGACACGACAACCGAAAAGGCAGAAAAGAGCGGCTCAAAGGTAGGCTCCGCTTTCGCTGCTATCGGCAAAGGTGCCGTAGCTATGGGTACCGCTGTTGTAACGGGAGCGGCTGCTATCGGTACCGCCCTTGTAGCCTCCGCTGAAAGTACACGCGAGTACCGTACCGAAATGGGTAAACTTGAAACGGCGTTTAAGACCTCGGGACTATCGGCACAAGCTGCCTCGAATACATATACGAGCCTTTACTCTGTTTTAGGCGAAACCGACCAGGCGGTAGAAGCTTCTAACCACCTGGCGAAACTCTGCGACACCGAGGAGCAACTCTCCTCGTGGACAGATATATGTACGGGCGTTTATGCTACTTTCGGTAATTCCTTGCCTATTGAGGGCTTGACCGAGGCGGCAAACGAAACGGCAAAGGTAGGACAGATAACGGGCTCTCTCGCCGACGCTCTTAATTGGGCGGGCGTTTCGGAGGACGAGTTTAACGCAAAGCTCGAAAAATGCTCCTCGGAGCAAGAACGAGCGCAACTAATTACCGAAACTTTAACGGGGTTATACTCCGAGGCGGCGGACACTTACAAAGAGCTTAACGGAGATATTATGTCGGCAAACGAGGCGCAGGCAAAGCTCACGGCGGCAACCGCAAAAATAGGAGCCGTTGTCGAGCCCGTTATAGCTACTGTAAAGGGTGCTTTTGCCGACCTTGTATTAAGCGTTATGCCCGTTGCGGAAACTTTCGTAAATAACCTTATCCCGCCGCTTATGCAGCTTGTCGAGGACTTATTCCCCGTACTGCTTTCGGCTATCGAGGGACTGCTCCCCGTGGCGGAGCAGCTTATTAACGAGCTGATACCTCCGTTAATTAGCATTATAAGCGAGATACTACCCGTTTTAATTGACCTTATTACGCAGCTCTTACCGCCGATACTCGAAATTATTGTAAGTATTCTACCCGTGTTTGTTGAGTTGATACAGCAGCTCCTACCGTTTGTTATGCAGATTATAGAGCAAGTGCTGCCTATCGTGGTTAATCTCATTACGGCGTTATTACCGCTTGTTATGCAGATTATAGAAACGGTATTGCCTATCTTAATTCAGCTAATACAAGCGATTTTACCGCCTATCTTGCAAATTATCCAGGCTATACTTCCCGTTGTAATTCAGCTTTTGCAGATGTTACTACCGCCTATTTTGCAGATAGTAAATACCATTTTGCCCGTAATTATAAACCTCATAAACTTAATAATGCCTCTCGTGGTACGCATTATCGAGGCTATTTTGCCTATCATTATTCAGTTAATCGAAATGCTCTTGCCTCCGATTTTGCAAATCATAGACCAGGTATTGCCTGTCCTCTTAAAGTTAATCGAAACTATCGTACCTATCGCTATACAGATAATCGAGGCTATTTTGCCCGTGGTTATCTCGCTGCTTAACGCGCTCTTGCCCGTTATTCAGCCGATACTCGATATTTTAATGATACTGTTAGAGCCTCTCCTGGACT